TCTAGGTTCACAAGCAAGGGCTGAGATAGCAGCACAAGCAAGTGGAAATAGAATGAGGGATCAACAAAGAACAGATAACGCAAGCGACTCTGTATCAACCACGTCTGGCAGAAATGCACAAGGCGAAGGTAGATCAAGTCAATAGTTGTTATAAACTTTAAAGATCCTTAAAACACATTATATAATGGAACTAGTATGACTAACATGCATAAAGCATTTTGGCACTCAGAAAAAGACAACATTACGTTGTCTATGCCAATTGCAAAAGTAGACAAAGAACGCAGAATCGTTTCAGGTTTTGCAACACTTGATAATGTCGACAAACAAGCAGACATTGTGCCAACAGACGTTAGCCTAAAAGCCTTTGAACGCTTTCGTGGCAATTTAAGAGAAATGCACATGCCAATTGCAGTAGGCAAGGTTGTGTCTTTCAAATCAGATCAATTTTATAACAAACAAGAAGAAAAATTTTATAATGGGGTATACGTAGATGCATACATTTCTAAAGGTGCTCAAGACACTTGGGAAAAAGTTCTTGATGGTACTCTTACTGGTTTTTCTATTGGTGGTAGTATCAACGATTCAGACAAAGCGTACAACGCCGAAATGGATCAAGAGATTCGTGTTATTAAGGACTATGACCTCCATGAACTCTCATTAGTAGATAATCCTGCTAATCAATTCGCAAACATTCTTTCAATTCAAAAAGCCGCAAATGGTGTAAACACTGTTGAGGGTATGATCACAAAAACATTATTTGAAAATGTTTACTGGTCAAAAGAATATCAAACAATTAGACTTTCAAAAGAAGAAGATCCTCGTAATGATGAAACATGGGTTGGTTTCGTAGAATCAAACGATACAGATAAGGTTTCTGTGATAAAAAGTTTACTTAAATCACAGGACACAGAACTTGGAGAAATATCCAAGACTGATCAAATTAATAAAGGAGGGAAGAATATGGCAAAAAAAGAACAAGTTGAAGCAACAGAAGTTGTTGCAGAAACAAAAGTAGAAAAAACTGTAAATACAGAAAGTGAGACTGTCGTTGTAGACGAAATTGTAAAGTCTGATAGTCCAGAAGAAACACCTGCTGAAGAAGCACCTGCTGCTGAAGAAGCACCTGCTGCTGAAGAAGCACCTGCTGCTGAAGAAACACCTGCTGCTGAAGAAGCACCTGTTGTAGAAGAAGCAAAAGAAGTTTCTGAAGAAGTTGTTAAATCTGAAAATACAGAAGCCACTCCTGCACAAGAAGTTGCACAAGTTGACTTAGCAAAGGCTGTTGAAACAGTACAAGCATCTGTTAACGAAGTTAGCAAGTCCGTTGTAGCAGCAGTAGAAGAATTAGCAGCAGCCGTTAAATCAATTAACGACAAAGTTGCTGAAATGACAAAAGGCATTGAATCAGTTAAAGAGGAAGTTACTGGTGTAAAAAACAATGTTGAAGAGTTTGGAAAGCGTGTCGATGCAGTAGAAGATGACACAGCGGTCCGTAAATCTGGCGACCTCGGCGGGGTCGTACAGCAAAAAATACAAAAAAGGTCGATGTGGGGCGGGCGTTTCCTCAATTCCGCTGATCTATATCGTTAACATTCACTGGGAGGTGAAAAAATTATGTCAGAAGAAATTTTAAATAAGGCGGCTGTAACAGGAGTTATTGCTTCAGGAGGAATTGGTGGTGTATCAACACCAGCATCAGAACTTGGACCAGTAGGAACAGCAAAACCAGCAGATGGTGGAGGTATCCTAAATCCAGAACAGTCACGCCAATTTATCGAATACATCTTTGAACAACAAGTTCTTGCTCGTGATGGTCGCCGTGTAACAATGCGTGGCAACACAGCAGAATTAGAAAAGATGAACGTTGGAGAACGTGTAATCCGTGCTGCTGCTCAAGCAGACGCAACATATTCAAATGCTGGAGTTACTTTTACAAAGGTCGAAATTACTACAAAGAAAGTTCGTCTTGATTGGGAAGTATCATCCGAAGCACTAGAAGATAATATCGAAGGTGCAGCATTAGAAGATCACTTGGTTCGTACAATGACTCGTGCATTTGCAAACGATCTTGAAGATCTTGCAATCAACGGAACAGGTACAGGCTCAAATACATTCCTTAACATTTTGGAAGGTTTTGTTGCCAAAGAAAACAATGGTCACAGTGCAACTTATGGTACAGCAATCGAAGACTTGCAAGCATTAGTGCTAGCAATGCCACGTAAGTACCGTGCTTCTCGCTCAGCAATGAAGTTCTATGCTGATACAGAAACAGTTGCAGCAATTATCAACGGTCTTGGTTCAAATGGTAACTTAAACACTGAAAGAATCGTAGAACGTGTTATCGATGGTGCAGCACCACAAACAATTGGTGCTCCAATTCAATACCGTGTTCTTGGTCTTCCATTAGTTGAAGTTCCATTGATGCCAGCAGGATTCGTATCCTTGACATTCCCAGAAAACCGTATTTGGGGATTCCAAAGAGACGTTACTGTTCATCGTGAATTCCAACCTAAGAAAGATACAGTAGAATATACTACTTTCTTACGTTTTGGTGTTCAAATCGAAGAAGAAGACGCAGTTGCTTACATGCAACAATAGTTCTCTTTAGAACAACTCGAAGGGGGGACACGTAAAAATGTCCTCCCTTCAACTATTTTATAAATGATATAATAAACTTGGAGGATATTGTGTACGAATCTAATAATAAAGTTGCTTTATATATAGAAAATGCAAGCCTTAGTGATAAAGAATTAGGCAAATTAGTTCGTGGATATAATATCGTTTCAGAAGAAGTTGCAAATCAATGGGTAGAGAAAAATAGTAAAGTTAGAATTGCTACCCCACAGGAGGTAGCAGCCGCTTACGGCTTATAACCATGGAAATATTAAGACATACAGATACAACTAGTTTAGTAGCATCTTTTCAAGTTTCATCAAGTGCAACACATACATTAGAATATGACGACCTGCTAACAGGAGAGTCCTTCTCAGCCTCAGCAACACCACTATATGGCACTGTTTCCTTTACATTGAACAGCAAGTACCTAACCTATACAGGAAACCTTGTAGCGTCCGTTAAAAACGCTTCTGGAGATACTGTAGTACTAACTAACATAGACGTAGTAAGACCATACTGTAATACAGACAACATTGCATCAGCATTAAACATTACCGACGGTAGTGAATTAGACTATGAAAGAATCACTAGATATATCATAGATTCACAAACACAAGGATTCTCATTTGTAAGAAAAGAAAAAGAAATAGTAGGAAATGGATCTGACTATTTACCAGTAGATGAAAAGATCTACAAAATTTATAAAGTATATCAAAATGGACAATTAATATTTGATTCTACATCTGAAGTTAATGAAGTATCTTTATTAATAAGTAAAGACGGAACATCTATAATCTCTGTAGATCCAGAAGTTCCAGAGAATAAGATTAATTACAAACAAGTTTGGAGAGAAAGATATCTAGACGCAGACTTTAATGAAGGCTCTGAGTATGTCGTAGATGGTGATTTTGGGTGGAAGGTAATTCCACAAGATGTACAAGAGGCTTCAGAACTACTTATTCAAGATCTAAAAAATAATACTTTACAATACGTAAACAGATATATTGAATCATTTGATAATGATGACTATAAGATTAAGTTTGCTAAAGGTGCTATATCAAATACAGGCAACGTAACAGTAGATAAGATCTTGGAGAAATACAGAAACAGAATCCGTCTCGGGGTGTTGTAAATGCTTCCTAACGCAACAGGAGGACTTAACGACATTTTGTTTCCCATGACTGCTGACGTATACTATGCAGAAACAAAACAACTAGATTATGGCAATGTGTCAAAGACTTGGGTATACGATAGAACTGTAAAATGCTCAGTAATCACAGAACAGTCTGGTGACCTTATTGGTGAATTAAAGACAAAAGGAACAGACTTTGTATATGACTCAAGTAATTTTTTTAGAACACCAGAAGATTTAAGAAAGAAGTCTAATGGTAAATACTATCCAATAACCTCTATATCTGTAACTAATATTAAAGATGCTTCTGGAACACCTGTGTGGATTAATGGATCAAACAAGCCTAACTCAGCAGAGCCAGTTCCAACCAAGTATGAAATTAAGACTATAGTTCCAACATTTAATTATGACAACACTTTAAGATATCTAAGAGTATTTATAAGTAAGTCTCAGAATCAAAGGTGGGAATAATGAGAGTTAAATTAGACGCAACCGACCTTATGGCTACTTTAAAAAACACAGTTCAATACTCGGATTCATTCTTAAAACAACTTAAAGCAAGCGAACCAAAACTAACACAAAAGATTGCCGATACTTCTATTGTTGCTTTCTATGAATACATGGATGGAATTGCAAGATCTCATCCAGGAATGTTTCATCATGTTTACGAATGGGGTCAAGTAGGAGATCCATTTGGAAGACTGTTTGAATTAAATAGAGTCTTGGCTAGAAACAGTGCAAGAATAGATGCAGACTTTTTAGCATCTCAATCAACATCTCCAAACGGAACAGAACCATTTTACGATAAGGCTCAAATAATGGAAGAAGGAAGCCCAGTTATTGTTAAAGAAAAAGATGCTTCAGTTCTATTCTTTGAAATAGAAGGAGAAGAGTTCTTTAGACATGGACCTATTTACATAGCAAATCCTGGGGGTAGTGCAACAAGAGGATCTTTCCTTAATGCATATAACGAATTCTACCAATTCTACTTTACTAACTTTTATTTAAAGACTATAAGATTTTATGAACACTTTGATACCCCACAAGAATTTATTAGAAACTTTAAGTCAGCAGTTAAGAGCAAGACTGGTGCTGCTGCTGCAGGTCGCAAGATGGCTTTGTCATGGATTGAATCAGCCCCAGGAGATGTAGCATGAAAATTTATAGACCAGAAAATATAATCAATAGATATGTTTGGGAACAGTTTAAAACCCAAGCACCTTCTTTCTATAACCTTTATCCACCAACTGTTGGTGCCGATGATTTTATTCCATTCTTTCCAGCGGGTACAGGAAATATACCTCCTGAAATTATAGAAAATGATTTACCTTACATAGTATTCGACAAATTCACTAAAGTAAGAACAGGCAAATACAAATATTTCTACCCTGTAAAAAGTGAACAAATGAGATATACCATTTATGGTGGATCCCTTTATGGCAATGCTGCCAATGGATCTGATAGATATGGTGTAACAATAAACTTAACTAGTCTTATTAGTGCTATCTTGGATAGAGAAGATGCAGCAGCAGAAGATATCAACACCTTCTCAAGAACCCTAACAGACTATAATGATGCAAACTACAATGAACTATTTAGATACAGATTCCATTGCATAAACGTGTTTCAATCGGGGTATGCAGAAACTCAACAAGATGTATCTAATCTAATGGAATATAAACCTTCTAGAGACCTTATTATTAAATATGATTATCATTCAAAACAGTATAATGAGTCATAAAAGCACGATATAATT